ACTTCTTGTTAAAAATGATGGTTCAAAGACTTACGAGCTGACCCCACTGGTAGGTAGCATCTCCTGGGACTCCAACTTGTCCATGATGTCTGCGATGGAATTCGATGTAAACTGGACGGACACAAATCAATTTCCTGTGAATCCATGCGACCTTGGCGACGTTGTGATTCTGACCAAAGATGGTCAGGAAGTCAATCGCGGCGTCATTGTTACTGAGAGGCGAAATGGACGCGACTCCATCAAGTACACCGTTTACGATTATGCCTGGTATCTCGGTAAATCGAAAAGCGTGTACCAATTCAACAATATTCCAGCCTCTCAAGCAATCACAAAGATTCTGAATGACTTTGGCATGTTGATCGGCAATGTACCGGATATGGGCACGTTGATCGATGAAATCTATCTGGAGAAAAGCCCTGCTGAGATCATCGATAACATCTACAAGCTACACGAACGGTCGACGGGCAAGCGGTACAACGTAGAGATGAGACAAGGGAGAATCTACTTCGAGGAAATGAAGGATCTTGTCATCAAGGGAACATTCAAGATGGCAGACAACATTGCTCCTATTGATGTCCTTGCCAACCCTCTCGGAGCTGATCGTACCAGATCAATCGAGAACATGCGCAACCGCGTGAAGATATTGATCGAACGCGATAAAGAAGACAAAACCTTACCGAAGTACGAAATCGTAGCAACATCACAGGATGAGGCTCTGATTCGTAAGTACGGATTACTAGAAGAAGTCTTCAAAATCGATGCAGAGGACGCAGCGAAAGCTAGAGAGGTAGCGCGAATCCTCCTGCAACGTCTGGGGAAAGTTCAGGAAACGAATAGCATTGAACTCATGGGCGACGTTGCTTTCAAAGCAGGTCGCCTTTTCGATGTGACTGAGCCTGTTACTGGGATGCAAGGGCGATTCATGATCATTTCAGCCAAGCATGAGGTGAAGAGCCAGATGCACACCATGCAGCTGCAACTAGCTTTGCCAGAGGAAGTAAAGTAGGGGTGAGCGTATGGACGCACTTGATCAAATAGCGATGAAATTCGCAGAACTGTACGATGCTATTCGAGACATTCCAAATACAGCACCACGAATCGGGACGGTCATATCGGTGGAACCGCTAGAGATTCAATGGGGCAAAAGTGTAGTGCTTAAAAGCCACAAATTGATTGTCGCTGATCATTTGTTGTCAGGATTTACGCGAACCATTGAATTAACTGACCTGCAGATGTCTGGTCTTGACGAAGATCATCAGGCAAGGATTGGCTTCCTATTCAATGACGTAGTTTCTGAAAATAGAATCGCTTCTCTGATGATCCCGAAAATAGAAAATCCCGACAGCACAGAGAACAGAGTAAAGGCGACAATCACCTATACGGATGGACTAAGCATAGGTGACAAGGTGATCCTGCAGCCTGACGAAACCATGAAGCAGTGGTACGTTACGGGCCGTGTATGGAAGGGGCCGGTGACAGAATGAGCTTACCGCAAATTGCACAATTGGAGTTTCCATCCAGGGATATATCGCAGCAAACGACTTCGCAAGCCGTACACAGGACGTTTCGCTGGGACTTTGAAGCTGGTGATTTTATGCTGAAAGATGGGAAACTCGTAGAAGTTGAAGGTATTGAATACGTGAAAGAGTGGGTCAAAAAGGCACTCTATACCGTCTACGACTCTCTCATCTACACTGGGACCGGGTACGGAAGCGAACATCACTCTTTGATCGGTCAGAACTTTCACCCTGACTTTTCCAGAGCTGAGTATGAGCGCATGATTCGAGATGCCCTTATGCGTAATGACGTCGTCACTCAAGTGGCCAACTTCATCTTCAATCAAGAAGGCGAAAAACTAACCATCGAGTTTGAGGTATCGAGCATTTACGGCACAACACAAGAGGGGGTGACGGTGTAAATGGCAAAAGCAGAAGTAATTATCCAGGAGATGCTTAAGGCTGTTTCTGAAGGGTATGAAAAGCGGCCTGGATCGTTCATCTACGATGCTTTGATGCCAGCAGCCGAACGGTTTGAAGACACAGATAGCACCATCGATGCAACAAAAGAAAAGCTGAGTATCGAAAATCTTTCAGGCGACGAACTAGCACAGCGGATCAAGGAGCGCACAGGCATTGAGCGAAAAGAGGCTACCAGGGCGATCGGTAGCGTGTTCGTGATGGGCACCGGGACAATTCATGTAGGTGATCTTTTTGAAACATCAGGCGGGACTCAGTTCCGATCAGTGGAAAGAAGAAACATCGCTGTCAGCGGCATGGTCAAAGTCGAAGCGGTGGAGGCAGGAGCCAACGGGAACGTTCCGGCAAATACGATCACATTGTTCCCGGTCACACTCGCAGGATTCACGGCAGTAAACAATATCAGTCCGACAGAAGATGGTTTTGACGCCGAATCCGATAAGGACCTGTTAACGCGATATTACGAGCGCATCCGTACGCCAGCAACGAGTGGAAACAAGGCACATTACAAGAGTTGGGCCAAAGAAGTTCCTGGGGTTGGCGATGCCCGAGTCATCCCACTATGGAACGGAGATAACACTGTAAAAATTGTAATCATCGATAGTGACAAAAGACCAGCAAGTGAGGCAATCGTGAAAGCTGTACAGGACCATATCGATCCAGGTGTAACCGGAACAGGCGAAGGGGAAGCGCCGCTCGGGGCTTTTACAACGGTAACTAGCGCTGCGGGAGTCCCAATCGACGTGTCAGTCACAATCACATTATCAGACGGATATTCTACACAGCAAGCAATAGACAATATCTTGTCTAGTTTGGTTCTGTATCTCAAGGAGATTGCCTTTGTCGAGACGATCGTCAGCTATGCCAAGGTCGGCGCTGCCATCCTAGAGAGCGAAGGTGTTGAGGATTATTCTGCACTCCGCGTCAACGATGGTACGTCAAATATCTCGATTCAAAATGAAGAAGTGGCCGTAGTCGGGACGGTGACAGTAGATGTCTAGTCAAGCAATGTTGAAACGACTACAGCCGTTCATGCGGAAGTCCGAGGTATTCAAACAAATATTCGAAGCAGTAGTGCCGCAGTACGCAAGCAGAGAAGAAGCGGTTGCAGACCTACAAGCACAGATGAGTGTCAGCACCGCAACCTGGGGGCTCCTGATTTATGAATTTGAATATGGGTTAAAGACCGATCCAGCAAAATCATTGGAAGCCCGACGAGCAGCAGTGATCGCGAAAATGAGAGGCACAGGTAAGTTTACAGCCACCCTAGCACTTGCCATAGTGAGTGCATTCACTGATCGTGTCAGGCGCATAAGTTTCACCGGGAGGATCAGGATACACTTTGATGATTTGACCGATTTGGATTTGGCTGCTGTAGCTGCAGCTCTGGAAGAGGTGAAGCCTGCACACTTGAATGTGGAGTATGACCTGGGTCATAACTCCGTTTTGGAATTGGTCGATAAGGTGAGTGCCAGCCTGCGTCGATTCCACACATTCGAGGAGTTTCAACTAGGAATGTCCTTTTTAAAGTATGAAAGCGAGGTGGAGTTGAAGTGATCGACAACGCATACCTGGAACGAACGGCAGGCGACCTACAGCAGAGAGTCGGTGCACTTGTGCTCAACAATGAAACGGTGGAGATCCGTAGCGTCACACGGAACGGCAACACAGTGGTAGTCATGACGGAGCCGATCACCAATATCACGAAAGTATCGTCACTTCGGCTGCTGGATGAACGGGGTGGTCTGATAACAGAGCGGAAAACGGATTTAGCGGTTCTCGACAATCAGATACTGGAGTTTCGCTTCGAGTTCCATGTGAGGGGAGGGGCATAGATGGCATATAACGCAAAGACGGATTGGAAGCCAACCGACCAATTTACCAACGAAGCAGCGAACAAGATGGAACAGGGCATCGCAGACGCGCATACCGCTATCGATACCATGCAACCTGCATTAAGCAACCACGAGACACGCATCAAGGCTCTGGAAAGCTCTCTAGCCAACGACATGCGGGACAACCGATTTGCCTTTGACTTTTCCTCGACAACTGGGCTTAAGATTGTTGCGGGATGGGTAGATGAGTCGAAGGGCTGGCTGGTGATCAAGTGATGGAAGTAACAGGAAACAGTCGAAATAACGGCCATTTGCAGAAGGAAGGGGGAGGAACATGCCAGTAGTTACGTTAAATTACAGTAATACAGCAATAATGGATACTCATATCAGCGCTGGAAACCCTACCGTCGCTGCTGAAACAGCTACAACTATTCAATTTGGCGTTGATGCGAGCATCAATAAAGTACATGGATTGCTTAAATTCGACCTTGGGTTAATCCCGAACGACGCAATAATCAATAGTGCTACACTCAACCTTTACCATTCTAGCATTACTGGAATTAACGGAAGAGCAAACAGCATCCACTTGGTCACTAGTGATTGGGCAGCTGCTGTAAACTGGAATACTCGACCTACATTTGACGCATCTTCCGTTATAGTGAAAGCTCCAACAGCTGTCGGGTTTAACGATTATGATATTAAGCCTTTAGTGCAATCATGGGTGAATGGTACAGCGCAAAACTTCGGCTTGCTCTTGAGGGATCCTGACGAGGCGGTTTACGGAACCGTCAGAACAACTATTCCATCCAATAATAACGGAACCGCTGCCAACCGCCCAACACTCACCATCGACTACACAATCCCGACAACAGGCAAAAAACAAGTGGATTACGTCGGCAACGGCGGTCTGATTAGCACACCAGCAAGCAGCAACTCATTCACTTTGCCGATACCTGCAATCGTACAGCCCGGAGACTTTTTAGTTGCTCAGTTTTCTTGTGGTGGCTCATTCAAACCAACATTTCCCAGCGGGTGGGTTCAACAAGCATTCCGATCAAGTAGCGGTCAATTGACCGTAGCAACAAAGGTAGCAAGCCACGGCGACGTTAACCCTACATTTACAAGCAATAGCGTTACCGATTGGTCTGGCGTTATGCACGTATTCAGAAACGTAAAAGAATTGGTAGCGTCTGCAAATAGCGGAGTTTCCACGATAATGGAACTAGCTCCTCCTGCAACTTCTGTTCCTGTAGAAAATTCATTGTACGTACTTTTAAACTTTGGGAATTATGATACTAACGTAAATCCACCGTTAAACTACAGAGAAACTATAGATGTTTACGGAAAAGTGGGATTCCTTCAGGCTTCTATACGTTACATGCATAATTTGAAGAGCCAAACATCAGCGGAAATGACTAGCAAGGCAACGCGAGCAGTTTCAGGAATGTCTGTTGTTCTAGCGCTCGAACCAACAACCAATGTCGATCCAACACTCACGCTCACCAACCCTGCCGATAATCAAACATTAACGGAAGGGAGCACCTATCCGGTAGAGGGCAGCGCGACAGATGCAGATCTAGGGAATGTCGTCACTGTTAAATTCAAAATTAATAACGGGCCGACTAGGGCGTTGCAATCCGGAGTGTCAGACGGAAGCACGCCTATTTCTTTTGCCCGCGGTCTGACGTATCGCAACAAGCGGATTTGGGACGGCTCGACAGATGTTATAGGCGCTGATCTGGCTGAAAATACGGATCACACCCTAACCGTCTGGGCCGAGGACGATCAAGGAGGTAAGAGCCCAGAGGTTACCAGAAAGTTTCGCGTTGTCTGGAACCGCCCGCCTGTCATAGACGGCGAGAACGGGGACCTGGGCATCATCGAAGATCCTCCAGTGCTCACTTATACTGTTACCGACCCGGAGGACAACCCGTTTACAGTCACAGAAAAGCTCAACGGGCAAGTCATCCGCAACTTTGATGGCGAAGGTGGGCGCCAAGAAACGATCACGATACCCCATGAGATGTGGATTAGGTTGGAGCCAGGAGTGCAACACTCATTGACCATTGAAGCGACCGACAATCAAGGCATGACTTCTACTCGGATGTACACCCTAACCCGGCTCGTAGACAAGATCATCTTCAACGGAATGGATTTTTCTTCTCTGTATCCTGAGACAAAAGAGTTTTTTACGACGGATGCAGCAGTACAGCGTCTTCTTCTGACACCAGTATGGGACATGCCTCCAGGCGCCACTCTTCTTATCGAAGTCTGCAACAACGCCTATGATGTAGAACCAACCTGGGAGGATGCTTCGATCGCTGCAAAACTTGGACGCGCATATCTATTCGAGAACACGGCAAAAACCGCGGAAGAGTGGGGCATCAACTTCCGATTCCGAATCGAAAAAGGGACAGCGATCGGACCAATCCACTTTAAGGGACTGGGGGGTGCTTTTGATTGAATATACAAACCGAGAATGAAAAGTCGGTCAAGCAAGCTCAAGATGAACGTCAAAAAGCCGAACAAGAAAAAATGTCAGTTGGAACGCTTGGTCAAGAGCTTGCACTGGAAAAAATCAAGAACATGCAAAAAGACTTACTGATCTCATCGCTCGGTCAGCAAGTCGCTATATTAACGCTTGATGTCATGGCTTTGAAAGGAGGTGATAGATAAAATGGCATTTTGGAACATTGCTTACAATCAAAAATGGGTAACTATTGATCAACTTCGTCTAGCTGTAATAACAACATCGAATCCTTTCGGAGATATTACACCCGAAGAGTTCAAGCAGATCACAAAGCAAGATTTCTAAGCGCCTTTCCTTTTCAGGAATGGCGTTTTTGTATGACAGCGTGTTAAAGCCCGCCCCGATCCGACCGGGGCATTTTTTGCCCTGCGGGGAGAGAGGAAGATAAGCACATGGATGGCATTTATAAAACATTTTTTGCAGTTGGCGGAGCATTTTCATCATTTTTATGGGGAGGATGGTCAGCCTTACTTGGAATACTTCTATTGTTTGTAGCATTTGACTTTGTTAGCGGAGTAATTGCAGCGATAATCGAAAAAAAATGGGACTATAAAGAAGGTTTGATGGGAATTACACGAAAAGTCTTTATTTTTGCTATCGTAGCTGTTGCCCATCAAATTGATTCAGCACTAGGAGATCAGCATGTATTTCGTGACGCTACTGTCTTTTTTTATTTGGCAAATGAATTGCTTTCCATCATTGAAAATTCCAGTAAAATCGGATTGCCGGTACCGGACCCTATAAAAAAGGCTGCAGAGATTTTGAAAGGAAAGGGTGGTCAGGGTGGCAACTAAAGGAATTGACTGCGCAGTACCACTCACATCAGAAAAAGCAAAGAAAATGGCGGCGGCGGGTATGAGATTTACCTGCCGTTATCTTGTTCCTCCTAGTATGTCGTGGAAACGGCTTACAAGGACCGAAGCGGAGTTGATCACAGCTGCAGGCATGAAGGTTGTCAGCGTGTTTCAACGTGGGACGAGCGACGTAAAAGGCGGTGCTACAAACGGAACAAGAGACGGTAAGGCAGCCTATCAAGAGGCAGCTTTGGTTGGGCAGCCGCCAGGGACGGCAGTTTACTTTGCGGTGGATTACGACGCCCAGCCCGTTGACTACAACGCAATAGAAGCGTACTTGCTTGCGGCAGCGAAGGAGTTGCCAGGATACCTGGTCGGCGTGTATGGCTCTTACGCGGTTATTGAAGAGATGGCAAAACGCAGCGCCTGTCAGAGATTTTGGCAGACGTATGCATGGAGTAAAGGTAAGCTGTCCAAAGCAGCCAACCTATATCAGTATCAAAACGGCCAGACCCTTGTAGGTCATACTGTGGATTTTAACGACGGCCTCGGTTGCGAGGGATGGTGGGATACTAATCCCCAGACTGTGGAAAAGAGCCGTACACCTGTGAGTATCGAAGTCATCCTTCCCGTTAGAGGATACATCGTTGACGGAGTTTCTTATCTGCCAGTCCGAGTTTTAGCAGAAGCAGTAGGGGCTTCTGTAGAGTGGTTCCCCGATACCAAGCAAGTACAGGTAAACGGTCAGGATATTACCGAGACATTGGAAACAGAGGTGACCTACGCACCTGCGAGGGAACTGGCAGCAGTTCTGGGCTTATCCGTAAACTGGATTGCGGAATCAAAAACCGTTAAGTTTAAGTGATGTTACCCTCCTCCGGATCAAATCCGGGGAGGGTATTTTTTTATTTGCTTGTTACCGTCTGTTTGTATATAATTACAAACAAATGTTCCTATAAAGGTGATAACGTGGAGCCAAACGAGTTATTCTATAACTGGTTTATTTTGCACAAGACAGTAGACTATTTAAAAGAGGATCTGGAACGCTCAAAAGACGCACCACTGAGGCTACCATACGCCTTAACAGAAAGCATCCGGCTTATTGGAAGTTCTGCACATGCCTCTGAACGTGAAGCAGCCAAAGAGACGCGTGCTGCAGGCATCCGGTTGGTAAATGAGTTCTTGGATCAACGGGAATATTTCGCAGTTTGGTCATATCGCGGTGAGACACAGATGTTACGCCTACATGAAAACGTGGTCAGAATCCAGGCACAGAAAAAGGTAGAAGAAATAACTGTACAGATTATTGAACGTAAAAATGACCCGCCTCCAGGATAAGAAGAGGCGGGTTACCATTAATATCTATCCAAATAGTCAGCGGTATAAATGAACTGCTTTCCCCCGGCGATCATGAACCGCTTTATCCTCTCGCGGAACGCACGATCCGCCAACGCTAACTCAACGATAAAAGCCTGCGCGCTCCCTACCGAACGATTCCGTTTCGCCCGACCCGCAAACACCGGATTTCGGAAGTCAAGGTTATCCGCGATCTGCAGCAAGTTACCATACATGACCCGTGAATGAGTCGATGTCACTCGCGGCAGTTCCACGAAAGTCTCCCCGATGTCCATACGCTCCCTCCTCTCTCGCTTTCATATTGAAATCTTCCGAAAATATCCGCGATACGAAAACATCATTCAGCACAGTGCACACTGAGGGACCCTCTGTTCTGGGCGGAGGATATACTGCGCTGCATAACGCCATCACCGCCTGATCACGTCCCCGCGCTTAATTTTTCCGCTCAGTGCCGCCTTTACCAAATCCTGATCAGGAAAGCTGACTCGCTTCCCTGTTGAAGTATCTTCAGCGTGCAGCCGCCCGTTGCTGACGGCAACGACACGGTAGCTCCCGCCGCTACCGCTGATGTCCGCCGGAGTGTACACCGTTTGCGCGACGGACAATGCCAGCCCAAAGGTGATTA